TTTTTCTGCCTCTGAAATCTTATCACCCGCAAGTGTCTGCCACTTCGTCTTTGCATTCTTTACTGCTGTGTCAATTGCTTTCTGTACTCTTCGGTCAAATTCTGCCTGATGTCCTGGAGCTAACACTTCATCAAATGTAGGTGTTTTATTTCCAGCATCTGCCCCATCTGCACTTCCAGCTCCGTCGGTGTCACCCTGTCCACCGCCGTCTCCTTCTCCACCGCCTGCAAAAAACTGCAGATTCATCGGTATTCTTCGTTTTCTTGCCATAAGAGAGTATTCTTTGTATTTCATATAATTCCTTTCTGCCCCAGCACGTTTCTTTCACCCATGCCATTGCATCATATTTTATTTGCAGTTCTTTAATGCCTGCTGCAAAAAGGCCTAAAAATAACACCCAGTAGTAATCTGCGTGCTCTCTGCTGCTATTTAACCCATAGCTGGAAGATATCTCGGATCACCTTAACTTTCCTTTTTGCTGTTCTTTTCCTTGTCTTTTTCTGTCTCTTTGATGATTTCTACCATTCCCTGCTCCACAAGATATTTTGCACGTTCTTCTGTAACTTCAAAAGTTGTGCCAACCTCCCGCATTGTATAAGGGCGTACTTTTACATCATTGAAACGCTTTATTACTTTTACTCTTGCCATGACAGATGCCTCCTTTCTTTCTAAAAATGCATATAAAAATACCAGGGCTATAACCCTGGTACTATGTCTGCTACCTCTACATCTTTTCTGTTTGTATATGCTTCGGAAATTTTACTCTGGATAAATGCGCATTCACTTTACAGTCTGGACATTCAAACCAAGCAAATCCCATCTGATTTTCAGCATGAAACCTATGCCGTAACTTTACACTTCCACAATTCGGACACTTAACCTTCTGCCCTTGATAAATTTTATCAAGCAACAATGCGTATTCTGTTGGATTATTCGTTAACATAACCTGTTCTCCTTACATATTCCTGCCACCAATACTCTTCCGAAAATTGTGGTCCTCTTTCATAGTATAAAGCCTCTTCATGCGTTTGTGCAGGCCCCCACATTCGAACCTGTTCTACATGAATTCGCTCATGTCCTAACGTTTTTACAAGCTGTTCTCTATTGAAAAATGCATCTGGATATAACTGAATCTCTTTTAAATTTGGATTTGTCCAGCCATAAAGCCCTTTCCCCATTAATTCTTCTCTTCTGTCAATCTTTATCTTTGCATCTCCATAATCAATGCCCATATCTTTCATCACAGACCTCACATGCTTTAATTGCATCGGCTCTTTTAAATCTAAAAATGGGCTATTTGCATTCGATCCTTTCCTAAAAGAAAGCTTCATAGAATTCCATCTTTCACTATCAGTATACTTCATATTCTGAAAATCGTCCAGTTTTTCAGGCACTTCATCCCCAAGAACCTGACGATACTTTTCGTGCTGTTTCTTATCCGCAGAATAGTTTTTTATCTTCTTTTCTTCTGCTTCGGCCGCTTTGTTGCCTTTGACATATTTTTCATACCATTCCTCGTAATTCATATTATCGGGAACCAGAATGGTCTTTCCTGTTTTCATGTCTCTAGCTGCTCTTTTCCTTCCTTCCAGATACATTCTGTCAACTACTGCTGTAGTCGTGGAACGGCACCATGGATGCATAGGTGGACAATTGACTCCCATCTTTCTGTCTTTTACTTTATAAACCTTTAAATCCAATGACCTACAGATTTTCGATGTGCGAAGGTCCAGGGTCGCAAGGAATTGATACTCTTTTATCTGCATGTCCTCATATGCCTGAAAGTTCATCTCTGTTGACAGATAAGCACTCTCTGTTCTTACCAGTCTGCGGGCATTACTGGAACCCTGTGCAAATTTATTTGCAATGATTTCTGCCGTTTCCCTCTCTGTCCTTCCTGTCAAAAGGTTTATCAGAAGTTTTTCCTTTAAGTCTTGCGCCAAGATTCTCGTATTCTTCCATATACGTGCAGAATAATTGTTACCTGACCATTCGGAACTCAATACGGCATCAATTACTTTTGCATCGATGTGATGAAAAGAAAAGGCTGCCTGTGCCCGCTGCTGCATGTCGTATATTGTTCTGTAATAGGCTTCATTTGCAAGGTCTACATAATGAGCCGTACTTATACGCTTTTCCTGTTCGTAAATATTCCTCATCACATAGTCCAACTGGTTCTGCAATTGTTTTAAATGCTCTATTCTTGACTGGTATGCACCCGATTCCAGTTTGACCAGAAGTTCTTTTCTCTCATCTTTATAATCCCCTGATTTCAATTTCTGCATCATCTCATCCAGAGAGGTTCTGTCGTTAAGCGTATTTATCAGTTTCAGTGCTTTTTCCTCTGAAAGATTATGTTTTGTCATGTATCTTTCAAATATTTTATCCGCTTCACGTGACATCCATCTGGATGCCTTCAAATACAAATTTGCAATCTCATCAGCACTATGTTCAGCTTTTTCCATGTACGAATACATATTTTCAATTTGCCGCTTCTCCCAGTAGGAAAGATCACTCATTTACATCACCTTTTCTTTTGTCATCCTCATAATCCGGTGGAAGATTCGGCTCGTTTCCAAATAATTTCTTCTGGTTCTCTATATTCTCCTGATTTTCAGCTTTTACAGATTCCAGCTCATCCTCCGGCGATTCCACAAACGGCAAGAGCTGGAGCAGTGTTTTCATGCTGACATTTCCTTTGAGGTTAGATACAATCTGTGCCAGTTCTGCAAGATTCTTTGGAAGCGACCGGCTAAATACAGGCATAATAGAATTCGGAGAAATAGAAATCTGTTTTAAACCAAGAAAATTGCAGAAGATACGCATTCTTTTTCTAAGTCCCTTTTTGTAATAACGTTCCTTTACTTTGGTTATCATTTCAAGTCCCAGCAATTTAAATTCCATTGCTACACCTGAACTGTTTCCGGCGAAATTCTCATCTGTTAGGTTAGGGACATGGGAAAATGTGTAAATATCTTCTTTTATAGCTTTTCGCAATGTTTCCACGCTTACTTCATCAAATGTTCTTGTCAGGTATTCTGCTTTTGACCCCACTGGTATTTCCAGTATCTTGCGTTCACGCAGATGCTCCATTGCCTCTCCTGTTTCTTCCTCTGTATCTCCAAGAAGTGTGCCATATATGACAAGGATAGCGTCGATAAACTGTTCTTTATCATTCACACGGTCTGACATAAGGGTATTATAGGCATCAATAAGGCTTATCTGCTGTTCAAAGTCTCCGATATTGTCCTTGTTATTTTTATACTCTACTACTGGGATACATCCCATGTAATGTGCTTCGGGACCTTCCGCACTGTCTGATTCACTTGTTTTGTTTCCATGCAGTGTAAATTCATACTTATAATTTTCCGTCAGAACTGTGGCAGCATATCGGATATCTCCGTTTTCATCATTCTTTTCCACGCGATAATATACAGCAAATAACTCTCTCTGCTCAATCGTGTCGTCATAAACAATAAATGTGAACTCTGGTTCCAACACCCTTATCGTCAGTTCTGCTTCATCTTCTTTGGCGTATATGTATTCATACGACACCCCATATATGGATATATTAAGTGCATGGTCACTGTCTGCATCATCTGCCTGTGCACTATCAAAACATGTGGTCAGTATATCTAATCCTTCTGTCTCGTCCCCTGCACAGTTGTATGTAATGGGATTCCCCATAAAATATCCGCTTGCCGTATCTGAAATGTCTTTAGCATGATTACAGACAACCCTCGCATTTGGACCATCTTTTTTTCTCTCCTTGTTTTTGATTTCATGTTCACCATCATAGTATCGTTTATTACTAAACATTTTATCTGCAATAATACCATGATGTTTTACAATCAGTGTATGTATGAGGTCTTTTTTCAAATTGTTTTCATCAAATTCCCTTCTGGGATATGTCAGATTATATAACATCATTTATTCCTCCACTAATAAGCCCCTGTTTTGGACTTGTCTTTTATGACTGCCCTGTTATTTCCCATTACTGTGCTGCACAGATAGCGCAGACAGTCCATGCAATGGTCTTGCTGTTTTACCGGCTTATCCTCTCCATACTTTGCAGCTTTTTCATCCCACACATAGGAAGCAAATTCTTTCCGTGTTTCTTTGCAGCATTCATAGAACGCGATTTTATCCTGATTTAACAGACTCGCCACAAGACGGATTCCATCTAGTACGTCATTATTCGCCTTTATGACTGTAAATCCCTGTTTTCTTAATTCAGCAATAAAAGAAGCGGCCGATGGATCCACGATAACTGCACGTATCTTTGTTCCATTCAGCCACTTTTTTAATTCTGCTGCATATTCGGAGTCTGTTTTTTGTTTTCCTTTTTCCCTTCCTGAATAGTAGTATTCTCTTGTGAAATACCACTTTCCCGTTACACCTTTCTCTGCCAGAAGAAACACTGTCGCATTCTGCGTTCCATAGTCACAGCTTACATATCTTGCAGGTTTTAATCCTTCCGTTGCTTTTTTTATCACATGACGTGCTTCGTCAAACATGTCATAGATAATGCCTTCTGCCACCGTCCACAAGCCCAGAATATACCTCTGATAAAATACGCCTGTGTACATAGAACGGTATCTTGCTTTTATCTTTTCGGACAGACTCAAGTTGTCATCCATCGTAAAATGCAAATACAGCAGTTTTTTCAAACCATCCGGTCTGTTTTCCCGTTCTGCTTCTTCACGGATTGCTTCTACCTGCTCCCTGCCTAAATATCCCACTGATTTATCTATCCAATTTACTTTAAACCAATGGTACGGCCCATCCGGATTGCAGTTAAACCAGTATTTCGAACCATCTACCGAACAGCGTCCTGTTGCCTGATTTACAAATGATTCGGGCATCAAGGCTACTTCATCAAAAAAGACTCCAGCCAAAGTAATACCCTGTATTAAATCCTGCGACCTTTCATCTTTTCCGCCAAATACATAAAAATAGTTTTCTGTTTCTCCGCTGGATACTATAATCAGATTATCAGCCCTGTGTTCTGTAACTTTGTAACCTCTGCTCTTTAACATCAGCTTCAACCAAAACCATACATTTCTGCGAAAAGAGCCTATTGTCTTCCCGCACATGGCAAAGTTCTGTCCGTTAAATGTTGACATTGCCCACATCACAAATGACAACGACATGCTTACGGTCTTTCCGGAACGGATAGCCCCATCTGCTATGATTCCATCATAATCTCTTACCGGGGATGTATCGCACCACCAGTTAAGCACTTTTCTCTGTTTTTTTGAAAATGGTTGAAATTTAAATAACTGTTTCTTACGTTTCATCCAACCAATCCTCTACTGCTGTCCCTTTCAACGCTTCTATAAATCCATCATCTGCAACTTCTTCTTCCTCGTTGATCTGTGATTTAGCACGAAGTACTGCTATTCTTGCTTTCTGTTCTTCTGTTGCCATATCCATGTGGTCTGTCAGCCATTGCAAAGCCTTCATTCTGTCTGCAAGTTTCACTATAACACCATTCCTGCCGCTGCTAATTTCACTTACAATGCCTCCATCTACCTCATCCGATTTTTTTAGGTGAATAAAATTAACTGTCTGCATAAGTGGCTCTTTTTCACCCGTTTCTGGATTCTTTACTTCAATCGGTCCGAACTGTCCTAGTGCTTGTTCTTCCCTAGTTCCAAATTCCAGATAATCCGTTATGTCAGAAAAAGCAATATCCATATATTTCTGAAATATGTCTTCTTCCGAAAGGAATTCCCTATTCAAACGCTCTTTCTTCAGCTGATTAATTTCCTCGTGTACCTTAACATTTCTTAACAATCTTGAACCTGCTGCCATTGCAGTTTCGTAACTGCATTTATATGCTTTTTGGTATGCTTTAGTCGCATTAAAACACCGAATGTAATAAACACAAAAAAGTCTTTGTTCATCCGTCAATTCCGGATTTTTAGTTACCTCTATTACTTCATTGGAACAAGTCTCTTTTTTTATGCATTTTACTTTTTCGGAGCGTTCCGTATTCGTTTGGAACGTTCCATTTAATCTATCTTCCCATTTATCCTTTGACTTCCAGCCGCGAACAGTTCCTGATGAGATATTCAACTGGTTAGCAATCTCAACCAAATCAATTCTGCCATTATGATTTTTATATAATTCAAACGCCTTATCCCTGTTGGGATCTCTAGCCCGTGCCATACCTCCTCACCCCTTTACTTTCTTTAATGTACCATCTAGGTCTCGAACCCAGGACCTTCCGGTTATGAGCCGGGTGCTCTAACCTACTGAGCTAATGGTACGAAAAAAGAAAGCACCTTTCGATGCTTTCCAATCCTCTTTGCAGTTCGTCACGACTGCTGCATGTGTCCTTTACACTTTCTTCAGTTTACACTATAACATAAAAAAAACGAACAAAGTGAACAAAATGAACAAACTTTAATTTTCTTTCAAAAATCTTTCAAATTCCATTCGAACACTACTTGCTGTAGCCTTTCGCCCCATCTTCTTTGCTACATCTTCCCAGGACATATCTTCAAAGAATCTAAGTCTAATAATGCGTTGCATTCTCTTAGAAAGACCATTCATCCACTGCTGCACCTGCAACTCAATCTTTTCCGCTTCTGCCTTGCGCTCCTCTAAGAGCTGCTCTTCCATTCTCAACTGTTTATCATCCTGATATGTAAACTGCATACCCTCAATATGAAAATGCATAGGCTGGTAAGGAAACTCTGGATTACTGCCAGATACATTTGTCTGAATAATTGCTTTTTTCTTTTTATTCAATCGCCTGATATCCTCTTCTGTTTCCTCTACCAGCTTACATGCATCTACATATTCTTTTAAAATCTCTTTCTCCAAATACATTCCTCCTTCTTGCACTGGTGCAATAAATAAAAAACCACCAACTAAATACTAGCTGGTAGTTTCTGTCTTATCTGTATACGCCTAACTTTGCCATCAAGGCTTCCTGTAGCACTTTAGAGACATTAAGTTTTGCTTTTTCTGCCTCTTGATTCAACCAATTTGGAAGTGTAACATTTCTTCGAACTGTTTTGTTATCTAACATTCTGCGATAACTAACCAAGTCCACATCAACAAGTGATAGTACACCTTTTCCATCTTCTGCAAAAGTTCCTTTCGCAACATCAATTTCTATGAAAGCAGATGGTGTAATTAACTCAATGCCGTTATCTTCCGCTTCAATACAATGAATACCAATTGCATCTCTCGCCATCATAATCGCATCCGCCATGTTTCCTTTTGGTTGACCTTCCTCGTTTGCTTCTGTTAAAATTCCTAAATCAGGTATTTCTATCAAAATATTCGTTTCAACTTCTGTGAAAATAACTGGATATGCTACTCTCATACTATACCTCCTGTATAAATAATCTATATTAAATCATTGAGTTTGGGGATTTTACAATCCCCATTTCCTCAATATCGCTTTTGCCAACCGTTCGTTTATTTCCCTGTGTCTTGGAATTTCCTCTTTGTCATTGCCTCTCATGTAAACATCGTGGTTACTTCCATGCCTTACAAATTTGAAACCTGCCGACTCCAGTTTTTTTATTAAATCCCGTTGTTTCATTAGTGTTCCTCCTTATGCTTATATTATACACACTAATTACACATTTGTCAATAATCCAATACACATTATTTACACACCAACAACCAACTACTATTTAGTTTTCAATGTACGTCTTCTAAGCCTGCTGCACTACTCATCTTCCTCTGCTTCGGCCTGCTCTACCTTTTTGTACTCACTTCTTGTGCATGTATGATAATACTGGCACATTATGTTACATTCTTTTTCTTTGTCAAAATCACACATCTTTATATCCTCCTGCTGCTTTCCAATACCAATTTACGTCCACCTGACTTTACCCAGATAACGTTCTTAAAGAGTTTTATCACGCTTTTCCATTCTTTTACAAACTGCGCATTTGCTACTATCTCTTCCTGTTCTATTAGCACAAATGTATATCTGCCCTTATATCTCATCTTCTCTTCTGCATACTTGCTAATGCATATTGTTTTACAATTTAATGCCTCTCCGATTTCACTACTTGTTGCATTTTCCATAATGAGACATCCTTTATCATATACATTGTATTTGTTTATTTTTCCCATTCTCTTTTCTCCTCAAAATTGCAATTTAGCTTACTAATTCTTCTGGAATTTCTGATAGTGGCTGCCATGCAACAACTTCATCATCTACTGCATAATTAAGTTCTCCATCTGGGTTATAATGTTTGCTTTCCCACCAACCTTTGGGAATAATATAGCAATCCTCTTCTTCGTTCCATTCGCCTTCGATATTTTCCCATCTCCAAACGCTATCATTTTCTAAAACAGTTCCATCTTCATACATAGCATTTGTGATAATGTATTTAAAAGTACCATCTTTCCATTTTCTCTTTGCGAGAATCTGCACTTCTGTTTCAACAACAGGTAATCTCTCACTACAAAAAATCCAACCATAATTGATACTTACATCTTCTCTCTGGTACTCACATGGACTGCCTAGATAACAAGGTATAACAGTAGAGTTTATGGTCAACACCTCACCCATTAATTCGTTAATATCGCAAAGCATATCTCCGTTACATTCTTCTGTGCGTTCTGCTTCATTAAGGATATTCAGAACAGCTTCTACTACTTCTGGTATAGTTCTCATGCGAACTCCTTTCTACGCTAAATCGCTATTCTGTTCATATCCACCACATCCATCCCATGCTATACACTTTCCGTTGCTAGTATTAAAGGGACAATCTCCATTAAAACAATATTCGCCTTCCTCGTAAGGCTCTGGTAGTGGCTGCCATGCATTTACTATCATATCCTGTAATACTAAACTTACATCTTCATCTCCAGCGT